GTGATGTCGACGGTCAGGCCGTCACCTTCCGCGGGCGTGCCGGTCATGTTCGTCGACATCGAGGTGATGTTCGCCGCCACGCCGTTGAGGACCAGACGATCGAGGTTGTCGGTGTTGTACGTGGGCGTCGCGCCTGGAGCGTTGAGCGTGGCCACACGGGCCTGGACGCGCTTGTTCGACAGCGTGACCGCGTTCTCGGTGTCGACCGCATACGCAGCGGGATAGACGACCGTGACATCCTTGCTGCCGGACGCGAAGGTAACGGCCGCGCCCCCATTGCTGCTGGCGATGATGCCGTTGCGGGTCAGCGCGCCCGCGGAAAGCGTGTAATGCGCGACCTCCCAGGCGCCCGCCGAATCAGGACCGACTTTGATCGGGATCCGTGCCGTGCCGTCGGCGTAGGCCGCCGTGAAGGACTGGTAGTTCTGCACGGCGCCGGCGGGCGTGAACGACGCGGCGTTGGTTCCGGTCATCGATTCCCGGACGTTGTCCTTGTAGTTCATGCTGCAGTGCTCCCCGAAACACGGACGGTGTAGCCGTCGCCAGTCACTGCGGCTGCTCCGGCGCTGACGGTGCGCCGGAGCCAGAGCGCGCGGTGCTGACCAGCCGGGATATCGCCCAAGGTCACAGGACCAGCGCTGAAGGTCACGGCCGCCGGCGCGGTCGACTCATTCGCAATGGTCTGCTCGGTGCCGTTGACGGCACTGGAGCCGACCCCGACTTCGACCAGCGTGCCCGCATCCGGCGTATCCGTCTGGACCGCAGCGGTCGCGCCGATCAGGGTCAGGGTGCCGTGGGCATTGTGGATGTAGACGCACCGGTACTCGACGTCGCCAGCGCTCGATTCAGGACCGTCGACGGTGTCGAACATACCGGCCGGCGCAGCTGTCGACGACTTTGCGCCGCCCAGCGCGGAATTCGCAGCCGAGTTGGATGCGCCGCCAGACAGGCGCTGAACGATATCAGTCGATTGGATTGCCATGAGGGCCTTTCATTGTTTAGCGAGCTGGCCAGAAAACGTTGGCGAAAACTCGTCGGCCGACTTGCCGATTCAGTTGATCAAAGCTATTTCTGAGCACGTCCGCACAAAATCATTTTTTGGCTTTCGCCTCGTCCGGCCCGCTCCCAGGGGTAGGCAGATTCCCGCGCTGCATGAAGAGCAGCGTGTCGAGAATGCCCAGCTCCCTGAACTTGTTGAGATCGCTCGCAAGTTCGGCGTACACGGTATCGGGGTCATATCCTCGCTGGCGCAATTTTTCGCTCGGGCTCGACAGGCCTGCCGCGATCTCGGCCGTGTCGGCCTTGACCTCCTGCTCAGGGTTGACGTAGTCCCATTTGGGCATGCTGAAATCGACAGTCTTTTCGCTGCCGCGAATCTTGCCTGCCAAGTGGGCGGCATCGATGAAGGCTTCGTAGATCGGGCGCAACAGCATGGGTACCAGGACCAGCCACTGGGTCTGCTGCACCTGGCGCCGATACGCCAACAGACGCACGCGTGCGCTTGAGAAGTTCACTTCGCTCATGTCGCCGGTGACTGCCTCGTACGGCACGCCGATCGCCGCGGATATGATGTGCAGCTGCAACTTGATATAGTCGACGTATCCGGGGGCAGCCTTCGGTTCGACCACGGTGAAATTCATCCCGGCCGGCATTCCGAAAATGTTGCCGCCGCCGAGCTCGCCAAGTTCGCTCACGCCACCTGTACTCGGGCCCGCGCCGGTCGCGGCTGGGTTGTCCATCGCGGACATGTCGCCGGAGGCGAGCACGGACAGGCGCGTTTCCAGGTTCTTGCGGCCCAGCTCGGCATCTTCGTAGAGCTGCGTGTCGCGAGTGCGCGTGATGACCGGCGCCAGGCGAGAGAAGCCGCGGCCTTGGCCGGGACGCCGCGGCTCGAAAAGGTGAATGATGTTTTGTGCTTCGACACGCGAGCTCTGGATCTTCTGCCTGCGGACCAGCACCATGTCACCAGGATGCTGGTCCCACAACCAATAGGCGGCGACCTTGCCGAGCTGGTCGTATTCTATGCCCTGAATGATAGTGTTGCCCTGATAATCGCCCATGCGGGTGCTGTCGAGCCAGTCGATCTCGAGAACCTGGATTTGCAAGGGTACCGGCAGGTTATCGCTCGGGCGGCGGGGGCGCAGCCGAACCAGCACTTCGCCGTCCTGGTCCATCGCCAGGTAGGCAACTTTCACCAGCCCATCAAAGTCGAGGCGGCCGTCGGCATCGCACACCTTGCTCCAGTCGCGCCATAGCGGATTGATCTTTTCCTTCTCGGCGCCAGTGGCCCGCACCATGATGCCGGTGCCGACGGTATCGTTGGCAAGCGTGTTCATGGCTGCGGCGATATACGGTACGTTCTGCACCAGGGCGCGCGCCTTAGCCCGGATGGCCTTGGCGTCAGCTTGATGGTCGGCATTGGCGCTGGCGCCGGCGCGGCGCGGACGCCACCCATCGCGCGGGCTGGCGGCCTCGTAGGCGCGCTGCAGGTTCTGGCGAGCGCGGTGGCGCGCAAGACCCGCTTGCGGGTTGATCCAGCCAATCAGGCGATCGATTGGGTTAGCCATCAGAAGCCCCGCGTGGTGGTGAAGTTGAAGCGGAAGGCTTGCGGGCCTCGGTTGGCGCTCTGGTTGAGCACGCGCGCAGTGTGGTTGCGCGCTTCGATCAGGGCTCCCGTGGTCTGGAAGCGCTGGCGACGCCCGTCGAATTCTACTTCGAGGGTGCCGGAAGCGATCGCCTTATCGAGGGCGTCGAGATCTGCTGAGGTAATGGCCATGCCACCAAGGGTAGCCACATCGTTGTCTCATTTCCATAAAACATGAGACGTTATCTCTTTCCGCCCGCCTGCTTGATGATCCTGTACACAGTAGCCCTTCCCAGCCCGAGCCTACGTGCGATCTCGGTTGCGTTTCGCCCGTTGTAGATGGCCAGAACCTGCTCGGTAGTGCGACGACGCTGTTCAGTCGATCGGCGAGGAATGTAGGTCTGCATTCCCGAAAACTCAGCGCGTATCTCTGCCTTGAGCTGCTCCTGGCGGCCGGCGACCTCTGGACACATTTCAATAAGAAACGTAACGACCGCCTCGACCAAGTCGATTTCGTCAATCAATCCGGTCTGATTCACCATGCTCTCCCTTGCGGGCGGCGCGGGGCGGAGGATGTCTGCGGTTTGGACGTCGGCCATGGATTGTTTTGCGGTTGGGTGGGGGTGACTGGTTGCGTGCTTGCAGGGGCATCGGCTTGCACAGCCGGTGCTGGATCCTGAAACAGGTCTCGTGTGTCGGGGTCGACAAACTCGCGGACCTGCTGCCACTGGGCGGCGGTTTTCTTATGCAAGCCGAGGTAGTGCGCGGCTGCCAGGTTATAGACCATCAGGTCGCCGGCTTCATTGCGGTCGTTCTTCTTCTTCTCCCACACTCGTACCTTGCGCCCGCGCTTGTACACGGTGACGCAATATTCAGCGGTCAGCTGCTCGTAATACTCTTCCGGCAGGTCAGCTGGAAAGTGAGTTGCGCCGGGGCCGTCCGCCAGGTGATAGCGCGCGGCCAGGTAGTCCTTCGCGGTATCGGTGCCGATCAGCCAGAGCTTGGCGCCATGGGGGACACTCTTGCCCATCCAGTTCACGTCGACCAGGGAAGGCTTTGCCGAGAGAATCGGCTTGTTCAGAGTAGACGCACCCTTGATCGCGTAGATATGGCGGTGCTGGCGGGTGCGCGTGAAGTTGTAGACGTCGTGTGTATTGGCGCCGCCGGAGTCGATGAACGCTGCGGAGATTGGCAGCATGCGGCCGCCGACGTGCCTGTACCGGGCCAGCAGCAGCGCATCGAGCTTGTCCCAGGTATCCTGCTCAGCCGGCGCGCCCCAGATGATCTGGTAGTCGACCACCCAGTCTTCCATACCTTCGCCCCAAGCGACCACCTTCATCTCGAGGCGATCGGGCTGGGTGTCCACCGCTGCGGTCAGCAGCAAGCCTGCCTTCGGCACGGTACCGAGCTTATAGCCGCCGGCCCTTGCCTTCAACTCACTGGCCTTGGTTTGTTCTTTTTTGCGTTCCCAGCACCTAGCCAGCCTGGTGTTGTAAAAGGTGATCATCAGCTCTTCGCTGCCCTCTTCCAGCTTGGCGCGGGCCGCGCGGTACTCGCGCAGCAGCGCCGCCCAAGGTAGCCAGCCATAGGGAGCGAACATGGCGTTGATGGTGAAGCTGACTGTCTCGCCGTCACCGGTCACACCTTCGGACCACAGCCCGCGCGCGAACATGCGGTTCTTGTCTGTCTCATACATGACGGCACCACACTCGATGCACGGGTAAATGGCCTGGCCGGCTTCATCCTGCTGCAGACGCTCGAACACCAGGGGTTGGGCGTGGCCGCAGTGCACGCATTCGGCCAACGCCTCTTGACGGGTGCCCGAGAGGAATAGGCTCTCGATAATCGACTGGCCGGTGGTCGTCGGCGAACTGGGGAAGTAGCTCTTGCGGTTGCGTTCGAAGGTGGTCTGGCGAGCCTTGGCCAAGGCCACCGGATCACCCTCGCCGTTGACGTTGGATTCGGCGCGGTCGACCTCATCGAACAGGACTCGGCGGGCCGGGATCTCTGAGAGATTGGCCGCGGCACCGGCGGTAACGATGTGCAGGGCCCCGCCGATGTATTCCTTCGTGTCGAGGGTGTTCATCTTGTCGCGCGCCCGCGGCACTGCGACGCGCTCGCGCACCTCCGGCACTGCATCGATGGTCTTGCCAACGCGCGCGCTGGTACGCTTGGCCAGCTTGCCGGTTGGGAGGATCCACAGGAAATTCGCCGGCGACTGGTGGACCGTCGAGCAGAACCAGTTCAGACCCACCTGGGTCTTGAGCATCTGGGACGCTCCCATCAGCGCGACGGTCTTGCACCAGTGTGAGTCGGACAACGCCTCCATCACGGCGCGCGCGTGCGGAGTCCGGCTGGTGCGGTACTTTCCCGACTCGTTGGCACCCGATTCCTTGGGGATGATCATGTAGCGATCGGCCCAGGCGTCGACCGTCATGTTCGGGTCAGGCGTCAAGCCGCGGGAGAAGGACGGCCTCACCACCCCTGCTGCTGGCGTCAAGCTGATCATTCGTCTTGGTCTCCCAGCTGGGCGCCGAGCTTCTCGGCGAATGCGTGCGCCATGCTTTCGAGCAGGAGCCGGTGTTCGCGCTCGATTACCGTCTCGCACTCGTCGGCGCTGCTCAACACTGCGACGTCGGCAGCGATGCGGCGGGCGCAGTTCATGAGGCCATCGCGGAGCGCCCGGGCAATCTCGAACACCCCGGAGTCAACGTCGCTCTTGAGTAGGAACTTGCCGGCCTGCTCAGCCAGCTTGAGCTCGGCAAGCGCAGCTTCCGCTGCCTCCCGGCGTGCGCGGCTGCTGTCATACCCTGGGACCTTCGTGGAAGACTCCGCACCTCCCGCGCCCGCCGGAATCGCGGACTGCGCCCCGTTTGCCAAGAGGTCAGGTCGGTTGCCATTCGCGCGCTGGCGGGTATTCTTGCGATACAGATGGGTCGCGTAGTCAGGGTCCACCTTTCCATCTGTCACCGGGATCTCGCAGCGCTTCATCGCGTCGTACGCGGACTGGCGGGAAATTCCCACAAGCTCGGCCCACTCAGCGATGGTTGTCAGGTTCGGCATGTGCTTTTCGTACTTGTCAGGTTATCTGTCAGGAAATTGTTTGGGCATCCGCTAGTGCAATGACGGGGCCTGAATTACCCTTGCCCACCGGCCCCTTGGAAGAACCTAACCCCCGGGGGGGCGTGGGGTCCGGCCGGCGGCCGGGCTAGGCTGCGGCCCCCTCACCGACCAGGCGCCCGAGGAAAGCAGCGATCGACTCGCCGACAGCCTGCGGGATCTCAGCCACGGTCTCGCCGTCGCGGCGCACCTCGAGGATGCCGTCCGACCAGAGCGCGCAGCGGTAGATCGGCATCGCGACGGCCGATCCCGCTCCTGGTGCGGATGGATGTTTCTTCTGCGCTCTGTGCGGCGACTTCTCTGAGGCCGGCTGCGGCAGAAACGTCGGAACCTGAACGGCCATGGGCAGTCGTTCGGCACTGACCATGTCCTGGATAAGTTCGCTGCCGACGGCCGCAGAGATGATGCCGCCCGTGTGGTAAGGCAGCCCGCTTTCTTCTTCAGCGCGCGCTTCCTGCTTTGCAGCCGGCCCCAGGATCCAGCTCTTTCCATCCTTGGCCAGACGGCCGTCTGCGAGGGCTGGAGCCAACGAGCCGGATGCGTGCTGCTCCGGCTTCAGTCCCATCACCACGTGCAGCTCATAGGACGATGCCGTACCACTTTCGCGTACGAAGGCAATGGCGCGATCCGTCTTGTTCAGGTGTGCATGCGCTGAAGCGAAGTCAGCCGCGATCGCCCTGACGGCCAGCGCCTGATAGGCTTTGGACGCCTTGAGTTTGTCCGACAGGCTGTAGAACTGGCACGGGCGACCGGCGGGCGAGATGCCAGGTTCGGCGGACACGTCGCCGACGGCGATCAATCCGGCGAGCGACGCCTGCACATCTTCCAGGGCAATGTCGATCCAGTCGGCCAGTTGGACCGCGCGGCACTTCGGGTGCTGGGCGATCTTCTCGAGGATGGCTTGGTCGTTCATGGTTTCTCTTTCGTTGGTGCCGTCCTCAAGGCCGGGCGGCATGGCCAGATTGGTTAGCGCAGTCGCGCGGCGCTGACCGCCTTTGCCCACTCAGCGTCGAAGTGGATCGGGAAGCGAGCGTTGACGGTAGCCTGGCCGACTTCGTAGAAGCGGAGGCGCGGGCGGTACTGCACTGACTGCACGAAGATGAACACCGGGCGCACCGCAGTGCCATGAGCAAACTTCCGCTTGAGGTAGATGCCTGGCTCCAGGCCGCGGCGCTTGACTGGCAGCGCGATGTAGGTGACACCCTGGCGCGCGACGGTGCGGTTCGAGCGGGCGCTGCCGGTAGCGCGCGACTCGTAACCGCTGCCGCTCTGCGCCCTCAGCTGCGACAGGATCTGGGTGATCTGGCTGCGCTTGACGTTGCCGTTTCCATCGAGCTGGGCGCCCGCAGCTGGCACCGCGAACCAGCCGGCTCGCATCAGGCCGTTGCGCTGCAGGATGCGCTCCATGCCCTTGAGGCCACGGCCGCCCCCGTAGATCTGCGGCAGTAGGAAGCGGTCAGCCGGCGTGCCCTTGCCGAACGGGTTGTCCTTGACCCAGATGCGTGCCTCCAGGTTCTGCTTCGTGGCAGGCTTGATGAACGTGCCGTTCAGGGCGTAAGCGGTCGGGCGGTCAAAGGCGCGCTGCATCTCTGCCTTGATAGCCTCCTGAGTGTCCCTGATCGAACGAGTCAGGGCGACCGCGGCGACGAACGACGCTTGGCTGCCAAGCACCTTGAGGCGGCTCGCCACCTCCGGGAAATTGCTCTGTACGCTTACCCTCATCACCGCTCCTGTTCGATTGCCGGGTATTCCGGCTTGTTTCGTAACCCTGCAACTCTGCAACCCGCATGGGCACTGCTTCTTGGCAGGGTATGCATGGTTGCAGGGTCGTTTTTAATGTCTTGGCAAAAAAATAAACGACCCAACGAACCCATCAACTCGCGCCTATATGCGCAAAACCCCGCAAACCCTGCCTACCCTGCTAAAACCCAGCAACCATGCGGGTTCCGGCATTGCAGGGTTTAAGTACAACCCTGCTCAACCCTGCAATGCGCGGTCCGCACGAACGTCGCCCAGCTTCCGGAACTTGGCGATCTGCGCCTCAAGGTCCTCCGGATGGTCCGGGTTATCGACGACGAACACCATCCGCGTCTTCTTGTGCTTGCTGTCGACCGCCACGCTCTTCTTCGCTTTGTGCTCGCGACTGGCGATCAGGCCCGCGAACTTGCACAAGGTGAGTGGCTTTTCCCCGCTCTTGTCGCACCAGCGCTTGTACATGATGTAAAGGTCTTCCGAGAGGCAGGAGCAGTACGGAACATCCAGGTAGCCATCTTTCCACGCCCGGTGGAAGCTCATCCAGCTGTTCAGGCCGAACTCGATCACCCGCTCCTTCGCCAGCGTCATCGGCGGCTTGGTGTGCTCGTTGAAGTCTTCCAGCGGCAAGTTCAGCAGGAAGTGATAGAAGGCCTCGCAGCCGCCTGCCGCGATCGACGCCTGCACCTGGTCGTAGAATTCCTTGTCCTGCTTGCGCCTCGCCTCGATCACCATGAAGCGGCGGTCCTCGAGCTCGATCGGGATCGGCTGCGGTTCGTTCGACAGGAAGGCGCTGTTCATGTGGTTGCGCTCGTCCCGCTCCGGCAGGTTCTTCTGGTTGATGCTCATGCTCTTGCCGGTGATCATGTACTTGAGCGTGCCGTTGTGGCTGTAGCGGTCGTCCCTCGACAGCACCTCCTCAAACAGCATGAACAGCTTGCGGCTGCGCCAGGCCGTGAAGCTCGAGTCCAGCTGGTGTTGGCTGGCCACGCCGCCGTACTCGCCGTAGATCGGCAGCAGCACATCCTGGAAGAACAGGCTCTTGCCGGTGCCCTGCTTCTCGCCGAAGACCAGCAGCGCGGTCTGCATCTTGGCACCCGGGTGCTGCAGCGGATAGGCCAGCCAGCGCAGGATCCACTCCACGCACTCGGCGGCAGTGTCTTCTGCTTCGCACAGCGATGCCAGGAGCGCGAGGATCGGGGCCACCAGGTCTGGCCGGCCTTTCGGGGTCAGCGGCCAGCCGCCGAAAATGTTCACGTGGGTGACCGGGTCGGACTGCTGGGTCGGATCGAACACCAGATTCTTTGCCTCGATGGTCTTGCGCTGGGTGTGCTCCTGCCACTTCGATGTCAGCTCCGCGGTATAGTCCGCGCGCACGGCACCCAGCGACATCACCTGCTGGCCGATCGCATCCCACACCGTTTCGGTACCGCGAAGGAGCGTGAGGTTGTCGAGCATCTCGCCGAGCTTGCCGCCCCCGCCCCCCCCTTCGACGGCGCGGCCACCGATGAGGGTCGGCAGCGTGTCGCGGAGGATGGTGCGGCGCTTCGGGTCCTTCTCCCACTGCGATGCCAGCTCTTTCCCCACCCAGGCCGTGAAGGCCGAGCGCTTCAGGCGCTGCTTGCGCAGGCTGTCCCACACGTCGGTGGTGGGGTAGATCAGGCAGAAGTGCGACAGCAGCACCTCCAGCGTCGGGATGCGCATCGCACTCGCCTCTTCCGCTGTCGCCTCTGCTGCGGCCGCAGCCGGCGCCGGCACGTCGTCGAAGTGCGCAGGGACATCGGCCTCGCCATGCGGCATGCTTTCTTGCGCGAGGGCGCGGGAGACGGCGGCCTGCACCTGGTCGCGCACCGCATCAAGCGATTCAGCGAGGTACAGGTCGTTGAAATCGGAATCCTTGCTGTCGGGGGCGCGGTCGGTGAACGCCGGCCACACGACCGAGGCGTTGCCAACCGCGCGGGCGGCAGCCCTGGCGCGCGAGATCCCGGCATTCTCGAACTTGCGCATCTGAACGCGTCGGCCGATGCGAATATCCGCCTCGATGTAATCGGTGCCAGTAGGGTCGCGGCGCCAGGTGGCGCGCACGCGCACAATGTCGCCGGTCGCGGCCTCGATGTCATGGTCGACACCATCGACAAGCGGAACCCATTCGACCGCGTAATCCTTCAGTAGGGTTTCGCGCAGGCGTGCGATGACGCGCATGTCGTCATCGGCCAGGAAAAGCAGATGGGCGTGCGGGAAGTCGCGGCGCAGCTGCTGGGCGACCGCCAGCAGGTTGCCGGCGTTGAAGGCCACCATTGCCGGGACTTCGAAGCCGGTGGCCATACGCACCGTTTCGCAGGTGGCGTAACCCTCGCCGATCTCGATCAGTGGCGTCTCCTGGTTGGCCTTGCCGAGCAGGCAGCATGCGCCCGCCATGTCCATTCCAGAATTGAAGCGCTTGCCACCGTCGGCGGCTATCTTCTGCAGCCCGGCCAACACCGCGCCGCTCATGCTGTAACGGCGCGCCGGGATCAGGAGCTGGCCCTTCGCATCGATGCGCGCGCCTTCGCTGCCGATGCGCTTGCGCTCGAGGTAGGCGTGCTTTGCGACGGCGGATGCATCGTTGGCGGCCGCCCATTCCGCCTTTGCCCGGTTCGCGGCAAGCTCGGCGTCGCGCTGTTTCTGCTCGACCTCCGCGCGCTGGTATTCAGCCTGCTTGCGCTCGGCCTCGGCATGATCCTCCGCGGTGAAGCCTTCCCATTCGATCGTTACCGGCACCGCGTTGTTATCTGTTCCCTGCCAGATTCCGAAGCCACCGGTGACCACGCGCCGACCGCTGCGAAGGTCGAGCTCACGCAGCACATACCACGCCTTCTTTTCCGGGCCAAAACGGTGGGTCTTCCCATCCAGCAGCGGATGCCCGTGCGGGAGCAGCGGCAGCCCGGCTGCGGCCATCTGACCGATGACCTGGTCAAGCGTCGCCATCGTGGTGCCTTTCGTAGTCGAGCGCAGCCAGTTGGAGCGTAAGGCGCGCGAGGATGCGCGCCTTCTCGCCAAGTGCTCGCGGCATGGGCACCGACTCGATCAAAATCTGTTTGTTGAGCATCGCCGCGTCCAGGTCCGGCATCTGATTGGTGGGCTCAGCGTTCATCGGTACGTGCTTGGTGATGCACTGGTGCGCGGCAGTAAACATGGAACATCAACGCGGTCAGTTCCTGCAGGGTCTTATGCATTTGCTGGGCGATGTCTTCGAGCTGCGCGCGCTCGCGGGCATCAATTTCCCCGTCCTTTTTGGCTTCGCCATAAGTTTTCGACAGATCGCCAAGCTCGCCGACCAGTTCCTGGAACTTGTCTCCAAGATCTTCATCGTGAACAAACTCCACCTCGGGCAGGTCAATGTAGACGCCGCCGCTTGCATGGGCCACTGCTTGGGCAAAGTGTTTGGTACCGGCGTAGGTCTGGATCAGAAGCGCAGTATCGACGCGCATGCCCATACCCTTGACCTCATAAACGCGTGCTTCCAGCGCGGATTTGGACATACCCAAAGTGCCAGCGGTGCCGGCCCAGCCATGCACCTTGATCATCTCTTGATACGCAGTCAGCAGTTCCATAGTTTTTCCTTCAACGTCTTGGGTTTTGCAGAGAAAGCAACGTCATTAGGATGAAGATCAGATCCATTCCAAAATTCAATTTCCTATGCGCAACTTTTTGAACAACATAAAATTGCCTGCCCGGCTTGGAGCCACAGGCCGCTGCTTCGGTCAGCAGGAACAAATCGTTTTTCTTGTATCGCTACGCAGAGGAAGGCGTAGTGCAATCGTCCTTGCGGCGTCCGTAAGAGTTTTCGGAAAGGTCGTGGTCGTCGCCTTGGCACCGCGACGCGTTATTGAGCGCAGGATCGTCTCCAAAGACTGCAGGATTCAACTCGTAGCGGGATACTTGCCCTCCAAGTTTGGACTCGACCTCGCGGCAACGGTCGCCAGGTACAAAACCTTGGGCCGCCCACTTTTGGATTGCCTGGGGCGTAAGCCCGAGGAGGTTTCCCAGTGCAGTCTGACTACCTCCAGCAAGGCGAATGGCTTTTGAGATTCCTGATTCCATGTTGTTGATGCTTCCCTAAGAAGACGAGCTACAACCTTAGGTTACAGCATGCCACGTTTTATTACAACTTATATTTGCAATGCCTTTTACAACCGATGCTTGTAACATGACGGAATGGAAACTATGGCGAACCGAATAGAGCGTTATCTCCACCAGAAAAACGGTGGTAACCAGTCCGAGATGGCCCGATTCGTTGGCGTATCGCCTCAAGCTGTACAAAAGTGGATTTCTGGGCACTCAGAGCCCCGCGGTAAAAACCTCAACATGGCAGCGCAGTTTCTAGGAGTGACGCCCGCTGAGCTGAAGTTCGGTAACGACAAGCTGGGGGAAGTTGCGACAACCTTCTCCGAGGTTGATGATGGCCCCGCGATTCTGGGTACACCACGATTGATCCCTGTTGCGGGACGAGTTCAAGCAGGGAACGACGGCTTGCTTCACATTGACGATTTCCCAGTAGAGAGCCCCGAGGGCTATATGGTGTGGTACACCTCGTGTGTCGAGGCGTACGCGCTACGAGTTCGTGGCGAGAGCATGAGCCCGCGGTATTTGCCGGGCGAATATGTTGGCGTTGACCCATGCGCCGACGTGCTTCCGAGTGATGAAGTTATCGTGATCCTGGAGGACGGACGCAGGATGATTAAACGACTGCTTTGGATTCGTGATGACCAGGCCTGCTTCGAATCCGTCAACAAAGATTTTCCGAACATAGTGATTGACTGCGACGAGATCACTGCCATGCACCTAGTACTCGGTCACATTCCCAAGGCAGCTTTCCGACCA